CAACCGAGTCCGTGACTTGGAACCCGCAAAATTATCCTCCTAATTAGAAATGGCAGCCCCGTTTCAGAATTATTCTGGCGGTGTCCTTCTTGCGGACATCGTAAAAAGAAATAATTTGTCTCGCTATGTGCAAGAGGCAATTAAAGAACGCAGTCTTTTTGTAAAAAGTGGAGCAGTTGTAAGAAACAGCTTCCTTGATTCAAGAGAAGGCGGTACACGCATCCAAGTTCCTGAGTTTAACCCTGTTGCACCAACAGAAGAGGTAATGAACGGAACCGCTACTTGGGGAACCTCAAGTGCTGGTTACTTAACACCTCAGAAAATTGGTACAGCAACCCAAATTGCAACAATAATCCACAGAGGTTTTGCATACGCTGTGGACGACATTGCAACATTGGCTGCTGGTGAAGATCCAATGAATGCAATCCGCAATCAACTTGCAGATGCAATCAACAAACTAAATAGCCAAAGATTGTTCTATCAATTGCATGGTTTGTTTGGTACAGCTCTTAGTACTAATGCTTCTGATCTAGCTAAAGCCGCTAGTTCTGGTGCTGCTGAAGCTAACTATCTGACTGCTGCAAACGTAGCAACAGCTAGAGCTTTACTTGGAGAGCGTGGTGATGAGCTAGATACTCTTATTGTTCACCCAAATGTTGGTTTCTATCTTTATCAGGTAGGACTATTAACCTTCTCAACTTCTGCACTAACTTCTGGTGGTGCAGTGACCTGGGGTGGCGGTGGTGCTGGTGTTGATGCTAAGAGCATCGGTACATTTGCTGGCATGAACGTCATTATGGATTCTCAGGTGAACGCTGTTCAACCTGGATCTTCTGGTCATATCAAGGAGTACTACTGCTACTTGGTTAAGTCTGGAACAATTATGGAAGGTGTTCAGCAAGATCTCCGAATTGAGGCTGACAGAAATGTGCTCTCGAAGCAAGATGTACTTTCTGTTGACTATCACACTGCGTATCACGTTATGGGTACTAAGTGGGGTAATGCTGCTGACAACCCAACCAATAGTGTTCTTGGTAACAAGGACAACTGGACTGCAACTTATGATGCAGACCTAATTCCTATGGTTCAGTTAACAGTTAACACACCATTAGACACTTCAACTCTTTGATTTATAATTAAATCACTAGGGAATGGAATAAACCCTCACCATTTATTTGGTGGGGGTTTTTTATGACGCTAGAATGTAAGCAATGTTTGGTAAATAAACGTGGCAGCTACTATTCACGCCACTTTGAAAGGTGAAAGTTCTAATAGCTATGCAACTTTGGCAGAAGCTAATAGTTACTTTGAAACTTCTCCTGATGATTCAACGTGGACAAATAAATCAGATGATCAAAAGAATCGAGCATTAATTTCTGCTGCTCGTTGGATCGATAGCCTTAATTTTTACGGTGATAGATGTGATGAATCGCAAGCATTGAAATGGCCTAGAAATAATTTTCAAGTTGATGATGTTGAGCTTGATTGCAGTTCAATTCCTGCAAAAATCAAGTATGCACAGTATGAATTAGCAAGAGCGTTGGCTAATGACACAGATGCAATGACAGGTAATACAGGAACAGAAGGTGTTGCAAAAGAAGTCGAATTAGGTGACTTAAAGGTGAAATACAACGAAGCTAGTCTTGCAAGCGGCAATGTAAACAATGTTTTTGACGTGTATCCTTGGCTTCAGTCCTATCTTGGTGCTTATTGCCTTGGTGGAGCTGGCGGCTATCAAGTTCGGGTGGTAAGAGGTTAAATATGGCAAAAATTGATGATGTATTTGGAAACGTACCAGCAAGCGTTCTTAGTTCATGGGGTCAAACATTAACTTTTGTTAAAAGCACAACTCCAAAAACATATAACCCAACAACAGGTGGTGTTACGGGTTCAGATACAAACGTAAGTGTTAAAGGAGTAATTTTAGAAGTTAATTCAAACGAAGACGAAGGTTTATATCAGACGACTGATTTAAAGATTGTTATTGGAGCGAATGAATTAGGAGATTATTACCCAACTGAAGCAGATCGTGTTCAATATCCACAAGCAGGAGCTACTAGGGAAGGAAAAATTATTAATATTCAAACAGCGAGAGGAGATAAGCCTATATTTCATACATTGATAGTGAGGCCACAGTAATGGCGGTTTCAAAAGATTTTGAAAAACAATTAAAAAGATCTTTAGAGAAAAAGATTCGTGTTCAAATGAATAAAGTTGTAAGAGAGGCAGCTAAAGAAGTAATGAATGGTTTAGCGGAAACTGGGCCTGTCTGGTCTGGTGAATTTAGAGATAGTTGGATAGCAGAAGGACTAGGCAATCAAGCTAAATCAGCTCAAAAAGGTGCTTATCCATATTCTTTATGGAATGTTCCTAAATTACCCGTCACATTAAAAGAATTAAGAAGATCTAATCGTATTCAAATTACAAATACTGCTGAACACGCTGCAATTGCAATGGATATGAAACAAGGTGTTTATAAATACCCTGGTTTTGAGCCTATTAAGAACAAAAGTGGCTATTTAGACAGAGGTACAAGAGTTTCTGGACTTAGAGGAGATATTGAGACAGGGAAAGGAAATAACCGTTCGACAGCACCTTTAGATTGGTATCCCACATTTAAGTCAGGAGGGAAACTTCAGCGAGCATTAAGTCGTGGAGTTAAGCTTGCTAAAATGCCTAAAGGTGAAGGATCTAGATAAATGAATTATCAAAAAATTAGAGCAAAAGTAGAAAACCCATTATTAACTGCTTTTGGAGCGTTAAGTCCTGCGGTTCCTGTCTTCTTTGATAACATTACTGCTGCACCAGCAAATAGCACGACTGAATATGTAAGAGTAAATGTTACTTTTGGCTTAACAAACGATCCAACTTTGACATCTAGTGTTGATAACGCTAGAGGAGCAATTGTAATTCGTTGTTTCAGTAAAAAAGGTGAAGGGCCAGCAAGAAATCAAACTTTAATTACGACTGCTGTTGATGTATTAGAGACTTTAAATGATAGTACTAAAGGGACTACTGGAACATATTTTAAGGTTGGATCTATTGAAGGGCCAAGCTTTTCTAGTACTGAAGATGCACCATTATTTATGGGAAGAATAGAAACTTCTTACGTTGCCACAGTTTTGAGCTAATCTATAGGTAAATTTCTACAAGCAGCCTCATGGCCGTTACATGTTTATCTGGCACATCAGGTGCTCTCTATTACAAACCAGCAGGAACAACAGGAACTTTCGGTACTGGTGATGTAACCATTGGTACTGAGACAATGGTTGTTGAGACTTATCTGAATCTTAAGGTTGGAGATCCAGTTAAGTTTAGTGTGATTGATTCTTCTACAGGTGGATCAGGAACAGGAACTTTACCTGCTGGATTAAGTGCTGGAACTGTTTACTACGTTATTACTTACACAGCAGCAACAGGAGCATTAATTGTATCTGCAACTTCTGGTGGTTCTGCTGTAAACCTAACTGATGTTGGAACAGCAGCAGCTCCTAATGAGTTTCAAGTTGCTTATTCTGCTTTTGAATCAGTTAGTCAAGTTAGTGAGTGGTCTTTCGAGATTGAAAGAGCTGAAATTGATGTAACTACAATTGGTGGTGATCCTGGTCAGTACGTTCCATTTAGAAAGTACATTGCTGGATTTGGTGATGGTTCAGGTAGTGCAACTGCTTACATGACAAACGAAGACGCTTCTCTTTCTAACCGCATGATTGAAGATGTCCTTCAGCGTCAACAAGTTGGTGCAGCGTTCAAGCTTTATACAGACCGTGTATTTAGTGGTGGAACTGTAAGTGACACTCTTAGTCGTTTTATCAGCTTTGACGCAACATTAACTTCTGCTTCTTTAGGTGTTACTCCTGATGATGCACAAGCAGTAACAGTTAACTTCCGTCCTGCTGGAGTACCAACATTCGACTTTAGCCGTTCATAATAGTTACGGAATCGGAATGTTCCAAGAACCCTGCTCTTTAGCAGGGTTTTTTATTGTTTACTACGCTAGACTATTAGCATATAAATTTTTACTATGACATCAAGTCCTAGAGCATCACGCTCACCACTAAGAGCGATAGATCGTTTAAAGAAAGCTGCAAATTTAGAAGCTACAAAGAAGGAAGTTGAATTAACTGATGGAACGGTATTTGAGATGTGGGTATCACCTTTAACGATGGCAGAAAGAGAAAGAGCACAAAAAGGAGCTAAATCTGACGATGCAAATGAATTTGCTTTAAGGCTTTTGATGACAAAAGCTCAAGATGAAAATGGTAATAGATTATTTAATGTTGGTGAAATTGATGTTTTAAAAAACGAAGTAAGGGATGCTGATCTTCAAATTTTGATGCTTGCGGTTATTAATACAGAGGATGATGACATTGACCCAAAATCCTAAGTGCGGAGCTGCGTAAAGATAATTTGTTAATGTTGCAATTTAGTATTGCAAAAGAGTTAGGTAAATCTTTAACAGAAATTCGTCAAATGACTTTGGCTGAAATCTTAGGTTGGAGTGCATATTTTCAAGTTCTTAACGAAGATCAAGAAAAAGAAATGCAAAAAATCCGTAAGAGTAGGTAAACTGTTGAAATACTAAGAAATATGGGTCGTGGCAGGAGCAGATGCAACCTTAAAAATTGATATTAATATTTCTCAAGTTGAGAAAAAACTTTCTAAAACAGAGCAACGACTAAAAAAAGTTAAAGATTTAGCTGCTTCTTTAGGAAAAGCTGAAACTGCTTTATTTGATGGTCGTTCTATAAAAGGTGGTAATAAAGCATTAGAAGAATTAGCTGGAAAATTAAAAGCAGCTTCACAATCAACTTTTAAGTTTGCTAATAATATTGCTGGTTTAGATAAACAAATTGGAAAATTACAGTCAGTAATTAGAAGTGCAAAAACAGATACAGATGAATTTAGAGATGC